GCGAGCACCCCCAGCTCAGCAACGATCCACCAGCCTTGAGTGCTAGTCATGCTTTGTCCTTTCTTCTAGGCGCGCCACGCGCTGAGCCAGCCTGTAGAGCGCCACTATCAGGCCCAGGATGATGCCACCCTGAGCAGATAGCGCACCTATAAGAAACTCACCGCGCGTGACCGCTATTAGCCCCACGTTTGTGACCAGGCCTGTGGACCCTGGATAGCAAAGACATAGGCAGCAGCATCTAGGTTGGCCTCTGGCATGAGCAGGTCATCCCTGGTGCACGCGATACCGGCACCACAGAGGCTGGGCAGCCACATGGGCAGTATCTGAGTGAGCCCCAGCGCGCCAGAGCTGTGATTGACAGCCCAGGGCTGGCACATGGACTCACGCTGGATGACCCACATGAAATGTGCCGGTAGCCCGCGCCAGGCCAGGTCATCAGCGTAGATGGCACAGGGATAGCCAGCAGCTGCTGCATCAGCCTCCTGCTGCTCTGACCAGGCCACCAGGGCAGCCAGCTCAGGGGTGCAGGCACTCAGTACCAGGCAGGCAGCCAGCGCGCCCAGCGCGCGCCGCATCAGCTAAACCCAGGTGGCTTAGGCCCACCAGCCCAATAGCGATTAATCATATCCTGAATCTCAGCGACCCTGAAGTTACGCAGTGGCTTATTATTGTCATCAAAGACCAGCGCACCACTGATGAGGCCCACATTGAGCTGGGTATCAGAAGTGAGCCAGCCAATAGAGCACCCAGGCTGCCAGGCAAATGTCATAGCCTGCTGTGTGCCATCACCATCACTAGCCTGAATAGCTACAGCCACGTCCATTGTCCTTTCACGATGGGGTGGCACAGGTCCACCCCCACCTGTATCACCTGCCACGGATGCTCTAAAGGCATCCATGTTCCACATATTGCCACTGCCACCACCGCTGGGTTTAGACCACTGGCTAGGCCCGGCAGGGTCCACCTTCCTAGATGGTGCCCATTCAAAGTGGGCGCGCACATGGCCAGTGGGTATGCCATAGGCGCCGCGCAGAGCATTGACCAGCTGCACATAGCCAGCCTGCTGAGCATGAGGCCAGGGCTCACCCACCCCATCATTGCCAGCCTCAATGCCAATGGCATAGCTGTTCATGCTGTCCGCGGGCACGTTGTCTAGGGGTCCACCTGAGCCATTGGTATTGGTGGCTCCTGCTGCCATCACATAGACAATGCCCTGCCTGTCTAGGTAGAGATTGGCCACTGGCTTATTCTCTGACCCATAACACATATAGTTCACATCAGGCCAGCCATTAGAGCTAGGCCCTGAGGCTGTGTGATGCACCATCACATGGGTGGGTCTGCCTGAGCTGTAGCCACCTGAGCCGCGCGCCCTGGTCTGCCAGCCATCTACCTCATTGACCCACAGGCCCGCGCCCCGGCACACAGCTGCCAGGTCAGTCAGATAGCGCCCGCTCATGGCAGACCTGCCAGGAGGTTCTGCACCCTGAGCCTGAGGCCAGCCAGCTCAGCCAGCACAGCCAATACCCTGGGGTCAGGTAGGTCACGGTCTAGCTGGCTCAGTGCCTCTAGCAGTGCTGAGTGGTCACGCTCTTCATCAGCTCTGTCCACCCAGCGCCTGAGCACAGCCAGCCTCTGAGCTGGTGCCTCTTCTGCATCGTAGGCATCCTCTGCATCAGCATCACCAAAGTCAGCTTCTTCTGTCATGTGGGCTGAGCCTCCTGCCAATGTGCCTGCACAGCACTCAGAATCATTTGGTCAGTGATGACTGACTCATCACCACCAGGGTTTGGGTTATTGCCCGCGATGGCAGAGGCATAAGCAGCCTCAATGTCAGAGGTAGATGAGACAGGCCAAATCAGGTTATACATCACTGGCACTGGCTGAGCTGCACCCTCAGCAGCAGCAGCAGCAGTCACCCTGCCCTGGAACACTGTGTCATTGGCACAGCGATTGATAGTGTTATAGGACACTTAGACCCCTTCCTAGGTAGCAGCCATCCTGAAGGCAGTCCATGACAATGACCCCTGGAAGTAGCAGTTAGCGCCACTGAAGTTGAGGCCGCTAATCCGCAGCTTGCAGTTAGGATTGCCACCAGCATTGATGGTATAAGCGAACGACAGCGGAGTGCGGGCCCAATAGGCAGCATTACAGAATTGAGCTGCTGCACTGTCCACAGCGCTGCCATTGAGCAGAGCTAGCACATCGGCGCTGCATGAGGTATTGCCACTGCCAAACCCCCACTCAGCGATGGCCTGCCCGATCACATTTACTTGATATGGGAAACTGGCTGGCATGGTGCTGACACATATGTCACGCACTCCGCCGACGGTAGATGAGCCTAGGGCTCCTGTGACCCTGCCCTGATGCACCATCGGGAACGGGCGCGCGTTTACCCACTGCGCCTGAGCAGCGTTATAGAGCAGCGTTTCACCATCAGTGGGTGCAGGCAGAATCGTTACGTCAGTCAGGCTGTCCAGCTGTGCTGTGCCGAGTGACCCAGGCGGGCCCTGGTCACCCTTAGGCCCACCCACACTGCTAATGGCTATCTGGCTCCTGCTGTCCACAGTGGGTGTGCCATTACTAGACACAATCACAGCCACAGTGTCATTGACCTGAAGGGCAAACGTGGCCACAGCAGCGTTAGCACTGAAGTTATTAGCAGGCACCCCTGCCACCACAGGATAAGAGGCAACGGTAGTAGAGCCTCTGAAGTGTGCAATGGTGACAATGAGCCACCAGGCTGTGGCAGCAGTCTCAGTGATAGCAGCACTAATATGGTAAGTGCCAGCTATGTCACACCTGATGCGGGAGCCCACTACGGTAAACCCCTGCTTAAGCACAGGGGTGCTGGGTGTCAGCTCATAGTTAGTGCTCGCTGCACCCAGGTTTAACGTATTGAAGCCACCACCATAGTAGCCAGCAGTAGCACCACTGCCACCTGCTGAGTATTCCACCCAGGCCTGAGCCTTGCTGACATACAGCTTCCGCGTGTCACTGGTAAAGGCAAATACGTCATCAGTCTCTGGCATGACAGGCAGGGCAGCCTGATTAGCCACAGTGAGGATATAGCTACCCTCATGTGACCAGGCAGCGCCATTGCGCCGCAGCAGTGCGCCAGGTGTAGGGCTCATGCTGGGTTATACACAGGGCTACTGCCAGTCACTTGCCTGACACCGATATTGAATTCCCGCAGCTTGTACCAGCCTGGTGAGCCCAGACCAGCACCAAAGGTGATTTGCAGCCTATTGAGCTGGCCTGCTGGATTATTGGTCTGATTAGGACCAATGGACTGAGGCCAGGCATTAGCAGCCACCGCACCCTGCTGAGTCACACCCTGGCCATTCTGGTAGGCCTGCCAGGTAGCTGTACCTGGGTAGCCCATCCAGACAGTGACCTGAGTGTAATACTTGATATTGATTCCCAGGCTAAAGAGAATCCAGCGGTCAGGCTGCTGACTGTATGGACCTGTGTTCACATTCAGGTCAAGTGCGTACAGGTGGCTATTAGCCCCAGTAGCCCAGTTGTCAGTGGTAAAGAGAACCCCACTAGCGGCATAGCCAATGCTGGCACCATCCCAGCCCTCAGCACCATAGCCATAGGTATGGTCAGCGTAGGTCTCCTGGTAATAGGCCACCTTAGGCAGAGTGGTGATGCCCACCTGTGAGGCTGCACCAGCACCACCAGCATTGACAGCTCTGACCTGCAATGTGTAGCCAGTGGACTCATTGAGCCCACCCCAGGCAAAGCTGGTGGCCGCGCCCACATTGCCCCAGCCACCACCACCATTGACCTCATAGCGGTCAGCACCAGCCACCGCGGTCCATACGAAGTCAGCAGAGCTGTAGCCAATCCTGGTGGCCTGTAGGCCCGTAGGAGCCCCAGGTGCCTGTGGGGGTGGCTGGGGTGCTGTCCGGCCCGTCACGCTCACCACAGAGCTGCTGAGGCCTCCTGTGTCCCTAGCTGAGACACTGACCGTGACGTTTGTGTCTGCCGGTAGCCCGCTGATGGTCGCGCCATTGCCACTGACCACCGCAGTGCCAGCAGGTGAGCTGGTCACGGTAAAGGCACTGAAGTCTGATGGTGGGGTGTAGCTCCATGTGACCTGCACAGTGCTGGGGGTGCTGGCCACTACAGCCAGGTCAGTCACAGGCCCAGGAGGCTGATTAGCCACCACCGTGGTAGCCACATTGCTGCCAGGCCCGTCACCACCATCATTGGTGCCTCTCACCGCGATGGTATGGCTGCCCTCAGCCAGTGTCAGAGTCATGCTCAGCACTGTCACCATTTGCACATCTACATTGTCCACCTTGACCCGGTATGCAGTGGCACCTGTAACCGCGGTCCATGAGATAGGCACAGAGGTAGTGGCATTGGTAGCAGGAGCTGTGAGGGTGGGTGCCTGGCTAGGAGGCACTACCACCACATCACCAATCCTGGTGCGGGTGACTATCCACAGGTCACCATTGCCAGGGGTCTGCACATCGTCAGGCCCATAGTTAATGAGCCCGCGCCCAGCTGACCCTGAGGCTCCTATTTGGTCAGTGGCAATGACCTCTTCAGCTCCTGCCAGGTCTAGGTTTACCTGCTTCCACTCAATGGCTGAGCTGGGGGCAATGGTGAGGATGCTGCCCACCAGCCTGCCCTCTACCGGGGGCACGCGCGGGTGGTAGGCCCATACCAGGGTGCCATCAGCAGCAACCTCTAGACCTCTGCCCACCATGCGCCCATCAAAGTAAGGCAGCTCAGCCTCAGGTGGTGGCAGTGGTGCAGCCTCTGTGGGCGCGGCTCTAAGACCATCGCGGTACAGGCTCAGGTCTTCGCCCAGGAGCACTGCACCAGCCATCTAGACCCCATTCTCTAGATTGGTAACCCTGGTGAGGGTGTCACTGGTAGTGGACTCAAGAGCTGTCAGCCTTGAGTCAGTCTGTGGTGCCAATGGATTCTGACCCGGCGGGGGTTTGCCACCCTGATTCAGTACCTCAGGTGGGATAGGAAAGGGCGCGCCAGGGCTACCCTCAGGGGTGAGCTGGATATCACTCATAGACCTCCACCAATCTCACAGACTGACAGCGTGGGGTTAATCACCAGCAGGTCAGGCAGACCTGGGTAGCTGTACCCGCGCCATATGACCTCAGCATCAGGCTCATTGCTAGCCATCGGGCCCAGGATGGCACAGCCTGAGATTTCCTCACTGTTAAAGACCCCATTAGCCCAGCCCTGACCAGCTGACCTAATCCAGCCAGCAGTGATGAGGCTATTAATAGCGTACCCAGGATTGACCTTACGCTGAATGAATGTCTCACCAGTCCACAGGCCCAGGTTGCCTGAGGGTGTATAGAGCGTGGCAGCAAAGTTAATGAGGTAGGTATGGCCATACCGGCACTCAATGCCCACCTTGACAATGGTGGTGACCAGCCCAGCTCCTGGCAGCGTGATGGTGCCATTGCCTAGGTGGCTGTCCAGTGGGTAGTGGCTGATAGCGCCGCGCCCAGCGACAGGCCACCAGACAGGCAGCCCATTGCCATCAAAGTCCACCACCCTGTAAAGGCAGCGCGTATCCTCAGCGTAGGCCAGGCTGCCTCTAATGGGTATCCAGCCTGTGTAGTTGCCAGCCTTCAGCTCTGCTGCTGTGGTAAAGACCTGCACCACGCGGTCATTCCACTGAGCACCCAGGGTGCTGCTAATGACCTCTCTGGTCACAGGGTCTTTAATCGCGCTCATGGCATGACCTCTTGTAGCGGCTTGCGGCTAACCCCTAGGTTGCTGACCATAGAGACAGCATCGGTAGTGTTATACCTGACCACCCATTTGGCATAGTGCTTACCTTGACCATCAGTCTCCTGGGTGGGCTGTAGCTGGTACTGCACCCCAGCGACCAGGCATTCCATATCCAGCTGATTGGTCTTAGTGCGCCTAAGTATCCTCAGGTGATCTTGCAATCTCAGGTCTAGCACCACCTGCCAGAGCCTGTCATCTAGCTCAGGGCTAATGGCCAGATTGGTCACCCTCAGAAAGTTGTCACTGTAGGTAGCCAGGTAGAAGTTGGCCAGAGCCTGAGCCTCTGCATAGGTGGTGAATCTCAGGTCACCCAGGGTCACCAGCTGCCTGTGCCTGCCTGAGAGGGCATCATCTACAGCTGTGTAGCCAGTGGTCTGCCATGCGGGCCCTAGGTAGTTGCCAGCCTCATCGCGCACATCAGGAGCCTCAGCATTAGCTACCACCACCACATTGGCAGGCCCCATGCCATCGTATGACCATTGCAGGTCTGTGTAGGGCAGCTCATCAGTCTGTGGGGTGCCGCACCAGTCACCAAAGAGAGGCACCGTGCCCTGAGCTGGGCGCGGACTCTGGCCAGCTGCATAGGCAGGTGCAGCATCCACCTGGGTAAAGCGGGTGCGGTTTAGGTAGACAAAGCTGCCATCACCATCTAGGAAGGCAGCACCACCATCACTCTGAGCTGTCTTTAATATCTCATCAGCCACGCTGGTCTGTGTCAGCACCAGCCCGCGCTCAGTAGACCCCATGACCGCACTGCCAATACAGAAGATGTGACCCTGCTGCATCCTGATGGGGTACTGGTCATCATCCCAGCCCGCGCGCTGCCTCAGCAGCCTGTAGAGCCTGCCTTCTACACGCTCACCCATGGTGCCGGGAGTCCATGGCACCGCAGAGGCCTGCTGCACTAGGTCAGCCCAGCCATCTACCGCTGTCACCACTAGGTAGTCATCAGCCTCAGTCCAGACCTGATACCAATTCTCCACCCAGCCTCTAAAGAGGGTGGTAAAGGCACCAGTGCCGATGCCAGCAATGACCCTGATTTGCACACCTGCTGACAGGGCTGGCTCAAAGGTGCCGGTATCTACCTCTATGAATTCAGACCAGTACCCATCGCGGTTGTCTAGCTCAAAGGTCAGGATGCCAGCCTCATAGCCACCAGCTACCGTGACACCCTGACTACCTCTCTGGATATCCACCCCGCGCACATCACAGATAATGGATGACCAGCCCTCAGTGGCAGCTGGGTAGCCCGCATCCCACTGGCCAACGTCCCACTGTGCCCTATCCCAGCCCTCTGAGGCTCCTAGGGCAAATCTCCACAGCTGCACATCTACCCAGGGCTCAGCCACTGCGCACCCCTGCATTGGCCAGGCTGCCATTCCGATGAGCCCACCGCTGGATGGCTGCCACCACCGCTGAGGGCTGGGCAGCTGGGGGCATGTGGATATCGACCTTCGTAATGGGCGCGCTGGCCACTACCGGCAGACCCACTGTGATGCCCTGAGAGGCCACTGTAGGGCTCACAGAGCCCTGCGGGCTGGCACCCAGCAGCTGGGCAGCAGCGGCGCTGCTGGCAGAGGCTGTGGTGCCACCCAGGCCAAAGGTGGATTTCTTGAGGATATTGGTCAGCACTGCCTGTACCTGGATGGTGGCTGTGCGGGTCTTAGCTGCATCATTTAGTTTGCGGTTGGCCTCATCTACAGAGCCCTGGTCAATCAGTGCCAGTATCTCTGTGACCTCTTGATCGGGCAGACCTAAGACCTTCGTAGCGTACTCTGCTATGTCTTTCTTAAGGTCAATGACTGCGCGCTGATTGTCGCGCACCTTGCTGGCTGCATCCTCGGCCCCGCTAGCTGTGGCATCCCAGGCCTCTACTGCTGACTGCTTTACCCTATCGAAATCATCAGCAATGTTCAGAGCCTGTGACTCTGCATCCAGCTTGCCCATGAGACTGTCATAGGCATTGCCAATGCCCTCAATAGAGCCTATGGCATCCTGGGCAAAGCTAAAGACCTTCTTCAGTCCACCAGTCTGTGCCTCAGTGGCCTCATCACTATTGCCCTTGATCTTATTCCAGGCGCGACCCAGGCCAGTGAGCCCGCCTACGAATAGGTCAATGGCACCACCTGACCAATCCTTAATCTTCTCATTGAGCTCCTGAGCCTTACTGACAGCATCCGCGATGAGTCTGACAAAGCCAGACATATCAGCGAGGGTGCCACCTATGTTCAGCTGGATATCTTCCCAGGCATCACCAATATCCTGGGTGGCATCCCTGAGCTGCTTAGCCTTGCGCTCTTCGTCAGGGTCAATCAGTTTGGCATCAGATACATCAGCCAGGTTCTTCTTAATGTCACTGACTGACATATTAAATAGCTCAGCCGCGCCAACTGCGCCCTTGCCAAATATGTCTTTCATGGCAGCGGCGCGCGCGCTGGGGTCTAGGTTATTGAGGGCACCAATGACATTGAGGATGGTGGCCTGTAGGTCTACGGTGCCATCCTTAGCCTTGACTACTGAGGCACCGTACTTCTCTAGCTTGTCAGGGCTGCTCTGCGCGACGCTATTAAGTTTGGCAAAGGCAGTCTGTACCTGATCGACCCCTATACCCAGGTCACCAGCTACTTCCATCCACCTGCTGGCATTCTCAGTGCTCAGGCCTGTGGCATCACCAAATTTCCCAGCAGCAAGAGCAAGGTCTTCAAACTTATCGACCATCTTTGCTGCTGCTACAGCAGCTGCTGAGGCTCCTGCTGCTAAGCCAGCCCAGCCCAGCGACCCAATGGCCTGACCTACCCCTGAGGTAGCTGCCTTTAGCTTGCCTAGGCCACCTTCGGCACTCTTGATATCTTGCAGGGTGGTGCCTAGAGCAGATTTACCACCAGTCTTCTGCTCTATGAAGTCGATAAAGATTTGAACGCGCTCACTAAAGACAGCCATTAGTGCACCACCCTGGCCAGCTCACGGCGCACTGCCTCATCAGTGGCGCGCCCAGCTACAGCATCCACCTGCTGCTGGGCTCTGGTCACACTCTTGACCCCGCGTGACTTGCCATAGGAGCTGTGAGCCCTAGGCCCATCAGGGGTGACCACAGCCTCATGCCTACGCTTAGGTTTGATGCTGCCACTGCTCTTACGGCCATCCTCAGCCAGCACCCACAGACCCGGCGGGCGCAGATTGATCTTGACCCCATTAGGCACAGCATCCCACCCAGCGTTTAGGCGCACCTTGCCACCGCGGAAGTTGCTCATAGCCCTGTCTCCACCCAGGGTCTTAGAGGCTGCCAGCAGAGCTGCACCCTTGCCAGCAAATCCCACATGGCGCTGCACCCTGGCCAGGGATGCGCCAGTCATAATGCTGGTCACACCCTTGACGATGATGGCCAGGCGCTCAGCGCCAGCCTGTGCCATCAGACACCCGCAGAGGCAGTGACCTTGCTGGTCTTAGAGCTGGTGGCTGCTGTGGTAGCGGGAGTGGTCACGGTGCCATCACCACCAATGACAATGCTGGCAGCAGTATCACCAAATTCAATGTCTGGCTTCCGACTGACAGGCAGGCTCACATCAGCAGTCAAGGTGGCGCGGGCAGCTCCACCAATGGTGCCGGACACAGCGCGGCATCTACCAATGACCTTAGGAGGCTCACCACCATTGAGCCCCAGGTAGAAGTAGCACTCTAAGGTATCGTTCTCAAAGAGGAAGCGATTAAGACCAGCGACGATATTAGGGTCTTGCAAGAACGACACATCTACTGTGTAGCTGGTCTGACCCGGCGAGGGCACCGATGATGCAGCCTCACAGAAGGTAGCTGGTACCTCCACTGTGGTGACATTGGGGGTGGCATTGAGCGCGCCACTGGTGACCTGGCAGCTCCATGTGGCTGCACCAGTGTCATAGTCAGCCAGGGTCACCACATCTACTGTGGCACCACCAGGAGCCTGCCAGGTGTCCAGATAGCCAACCTCTGTCTTATCCACCACCTTTAGGCCAAATTCGCCCTCTTCAATCTGAAACACTGTGGCAGTCATTGCGCTCCTAGCAGTCAACTAGCTGGGTGTCTACCGCGATGCGATAGCAGGGGTATTCATCAGCCGCGATGGTCACCAGCTCAGGGGTGGCCTCAGTGACCTGATAGCGGGTAGTGCCATCCATGAAACCCCTAAAGAGGTTTAGGGCATTCATTACCTGCCACATGGCCTGGTCTAGCTCCTGCTGGGCATCGTCAGCAGTGAGCCTCCTGCCCACCACTGTCACCAGAGTGCTCACCAGCATGGCTGTGCTTATCTCAGGGCTCTGCACATAGGCAGGCCTGCCCACCACAGCACAGGGCAGCTCATCAGTATCCTCAGGCAGCCAGCGGTGCACAGGGAAGGTGGGCAGCTGCTCCACCAGCTGGCCATGGATGGCAGTCCTAATGTCATCAGGCCCAATGCCCCTGACCACCAGTGCCATGCTCATGCCAGCCCTGCTATGGACATATCTAGGTGCTTCTCTAGGAGGCTCCTGATATCAGGGTCAGTGGCCAGCACCCGCACTAGGACACCCTCTGAGCCAAAGCCAGCCACACCCTCAGGGCTCCTGCGCCTGCTGTAGAGCCTGGCTGCCAGCATGAGGGTGCCTGTCTGCACATCGTCAGTCATCCACTCTGCCGGGATGACCTGACCCTGCACATAGGCAGTGGCAGCTGCTAGGTCAATCGTTAGTACCTCATCATCGCGGCTCTGAGTCATGCCGAGATATAGCTTTAACGTGGCCAGGTCAGCTACCACTGCCATTGGCTTACTTCTCTTCGTTCAGCAGCTCAGCGACGATATCCAGCAGCTCTGCCTTGCTGAGCTGCATGAGGGCATCGTCATCCAGCTCCACCCCATGACCCCGCAGCCAGGCCACTATCTGCGCCTTACTATTGGCACTGGTAGGAGCCTCTAGCCCACCTGTGGCAGTCACTGTCAGGGTCAGAGAGGCAGAGGCAGCACTACCGTTGTGAACGGTAATATCCTGAGCACCCACAGCATCAGCCTGAGCTGTATACCTGAGGATGGTGGCACTCACATAGGTGGTGACCTGTGCCTCTTCATCAGCCCAAATGACTGACCCAGGGTGAAACCCTGTACCTGTCACAGTTACCTGGGTGGGGGTGTTCACCACAATGCTGGCAGGATTAAGCAGCGCCAGCGTAGGGGTGACAAAGAGCAGCGGTGGGTAGCTGTGCTGGTAGGGGTCTGTGTAGATGCTCATGGTGCCAGGTGGACTGCGCCATTCTGCTCAGCTGGGGTGCCTTCCTTAGTGGTGGGTCGGTAGGCCACCATGGAGGTAGCCACAGCAACCTGCCTGCCCAGCACTGAGGGCTCTACAGCCTCAAGAAGCGGGAAGCGGTACTCATAGACCTCAAGAGCCATGCTATTGCCCACCCAGAATGTGGCATCGGTGATGCCAGGGGTGACAATAGGCCTGAGGCCAGCAACCTGGCTGATAGCGAACGCATCAGCTCCACCGCTGGTGCCATTGGCATTGGCCGCACCCAGGTATGGGAACATAGGCCTACCAGCAAGGTCACTCAGTCCACCCAGGCGCGCCCAGCCATCAGGCCCCATAGCAATCCAGCTAGCCAGCTCACCAGTGTTCTTGTAGACCAGTGCAGAGGCATCATAGATTGCCTTAAGAGTGGTCGCTGCATCAGCAGTCAGAGCCAGAGTGACCTTAGCGGTGCTCTTAGCCATTTCTGTGATAGCAGCAGTCTCAGTGGCGCGCGCCAGTCTCTTATTGAGCTGGGCAATGATGGCATCAAGTGACCCGGCAGCAAGGCTGATGAGCTGCTGAGACACATTGAGGTAGCCACCCACTGTGATAAGGCTCAGCGGGTCAGTAGCGAAATCAAACTTCTTGCTGACCAGCTCTGCCTTTTCTTGACCCTGCGGGCCCACCCCTGTGAGAAGGTCAGGGTCCACAATGCGCGGCCGAAGAAAGGTCATGCTATTAGGAGCAGGGCGGACACCCAGCGCCGTCAAGAATGGCCTACCCTCAGGTGCCACATCAATGACAGGCCCCACCACAGGGCTGACAAAGAGGGCACCAAACCCACCAGCTACCGGCACAGTGTTAGTAGCGTCATACCCCATGTGCTCAGCAGCGCGGGTCACATAATGGGTATAACGGTGAGCAGCCTCGCGGTCGGCCATATGCAGCATGTCATGCAGCAGCTCACCAGCACTGCGGTACTGCACAGGCCCGCGGACCACACCTGGCTGCAATCTGCTCAGCCGCGAGCGGACTGAATCTGAGATTTCCAGGTCATCGGCAATCAGGTCAAGCTGACTATCCAGCTCACTGACCCTGGCGCGCGCCATGGTGATGGTCTCTTTATCCTGCTCACTAAGGTCACGGTTGGACTCAGCAGCAGTGGTGGTAATGCTGTGGATAAGGCTGGTGCGCTGGTCGCGCTCACTCATCAGCCTTTCGAGCATTGCATCAGGCATCTTTCTGGCTCCTGTGTAGAACTACTGGATTGCCAGCGGGGTGCCTATCCAGCGCTACACAGGGGTGCCAGCTCAGCTAGGTGGGGTGCCTGTCAGCGGGCGGGGTGCCGCATTTCACTTAAACTATGCCACAGCGTTAATCCGTTTGGCTAGAGCCTCGCGCCGTTCTTGATCTTGAGCCATCCATGCCTCTAGCTCAGCGCGCCAGTGCTCTGCCTCAGCCAGCTCCTGTGCCTCTTCGTCAGCAGCCTCAGCCGCTGCCCGCATAGCCAGCACCCTGGCATCAGAGTAAGCAGGCTGAGCCTCTAGAGCCACATGGATGAGACTGGCGCGGGTGCGCAATCTCACCCCATCAGGCTGGCGCTGAGTGCGCAAAGGTACAAACCCCACAGACAGGCCATCCACCCCATCAGCTAGCAGTGTCTCCACACTGCTCACGCGGTCAGGTAGCACCCTCAGAGCCGCATAGAGACCGTCAGGCTGCTCCCGCAGACTGAGGGCATAGCCCAGCTTGCCCAGGCCATCAGCGTGCTGGTCTAGGAAGGTCACGCGCCGCGCCACCCCACCATTGGCTGTAGCTGCCTCCACCTGCCGGTAGAAGGCACCCAGGCTGAATGCCTCCTGGTACCTGTCAGGCAGACCATCAGGGCTCACATCAGCTACCTCAGCCACCTGCCCATAGGGCACCAGCCTGGCCTCAATGACCCTGGCATCAGGCAGCTGTGGGTCAGCAGCCATCCTGACCTCTACCGGGAGTGTGCGCACCAGTATCTCAGTCATCACTCTCACCCTCCTGCTGCTGTGCCTTAATCTCAGCCGCGATGGCATCTAGCAATGTCTCTGCTGACTCAGGGTCCATGACCCCTTCATGCAGCTCTACCGGGTCCATTAATGGTCACCCCCACTAAGAGCCACCACAGGCTGTGCCTCTGGTGCATCGGAATCCTCAGCCTCTAGGCGCTCTAGAGCTCTAATCTCATCAATGGTGATGGCATGCTGACCAGTCACAGGGTCAGTGATGCTGTAGAGCATTGTGTAGGCCTGTGCGCGCTCACCCAGCCCTGGCCTAACGTATTCATCCCTATTGAATTCCAGGCCTCGAGCCCCAGGCAGAGCCCACCCACTAATGGCATCAGACAGGGCACCAGCAATAGGCCTCAGCGTGGCGCGCCAGTGGTAATCAAAGAGGCTAGAGACATTGCTGTAGGTCATGCTGTCACCACCGCTGGGCAGACCCACTAGGAAGGGTGGCACACCCAGCAGCGCGCAAATCCTGCCCTCATCAAACTGCCTCAGCTCTAGCAGAGCCATATCCTTAGGGTTAAGGGTGAGCAGCTGTAGGTCAATGCCACCACTGAGCACAGCGGGCGCGCCATTGCGCATTGACTGAGCAGTCACCCACCTATCTCTGAGCTGGTCTGCCTGCTCACTCTTCAGGTTGGCAGGGTGCTTCAGCACAGCCCAGGGCACCCCACCATTGATGGCCAGGTCTGATGCGTACTTCTCTAGAGCCTCAGCACCCAGCAGGTTGCGGTAGGCAGCCTCAATGGGTCCATGCCCTCTGGCATCACCAGGCCATGAGCTGTACCTGATGTGCAGCAGGTCTGCCGGGTCAATGTGCATGCCAGAGAGGCTGTAGGAGCGCCTGCCATCTATCCAGTCCACCTGCACCCAATCAGGGTTAAGCACTACGAAGCGGAGTGGGTAGCCATCGCTGCCTCTGGCAGTAGACCAGATAAAGACCTCACCCTTGAGCTGGTAGCTGGCTACCACCAGCTTGAGGAATTCGACCCAGCCCGTATATAGCTCAGGCTCTGGATTGCGCAGCCAGCCAGGGCTGGGCATGGTCTTACCATTCTTGCTGACATAGGCAGGCATGGTGCTCAGGGTGCGGGCATTCAGGTCAATGCAGGCAAAGACTGTGGACACCCTCTGAGCTAGACCGCTATTGAGGTTAGACCAGGGTGGCACCCAGCCCACAGGCCAGCCATCCCACCTGCTGGCCTGTGGCGGTGCAATGCCCTGGGGGTACATCACATAACTGTGCTCAATGTGCGGGTCATTAATATCATGCCCATGCACATTGACTGGTGCATCAGGGTCCGGCGGCGGGGTCTGCGCGCGCTCAATGACCTCTAGGCCTGAGGGTGTCTCATATCTCATGGGGTCTACCTCAATGGATCATGGGCACAGGGCTGACCTCCCGCGTGGCCGCAGTCCATGCAGCCAGCGTGGCAGCCACCAGTGGGCTGATATTGACCCCTGCTCGGCGATTCCAGGCCCAGCTGTCACCCAGCGGTCTCTTCGTCGCTCCTGCCACCGCATCATTGAGCTGGTACTGGTCTAGGTGAGCTATGTGGCGCTCAATGACAGCATCGTAGAAGTGCCCACAGGCGCGCCCATATGACTGCATGGTCAAGGGCTGCACATCTACCTCAGCAGCCAGCAGTGCCGGGATAAAGACCCCCGCGGGCCCACCCTGGTCAATGGTGACCGTGGCCTCCCAGCGCTGGGCTACCTCTACGGTGCGGTCTAGTACCCACCCCAGCCCATAGCGTGCCTCTATGACCTCCACAGCCAGGTATGAGCCCACCTGGCCAGCAGCGACCAGGGCAGCCCCATCGCGCGATGGGGTCACATCAAGAGCTAGGCACACATCGTCACCCAGGGTCACATCAGTGCGGTAGGCACTGCGCCATAGCTCAGGTGGGATGACCAGCGCGCTCACGCTGCTAGAGGGCACACAAAGGTACTCCCGCATGAAGTCAGCTTTGTCCATGAGCCTGGCCATTTCCCTGACGAAATCCAGGTCTAGACCCCTGGGCTGACCCAGGGTAGGCATGACCTGATACCACAGCTCTTCGTCATATGGATCAAAGCCAGGTGCCTCAGGGTCAGCTGACCATTCCATCCAGGCGCGCCTGACCTCAGGGTCATCCAGTACCGGGATAGCACGCTCACGCATGGCATTGAGCAGCTCAGAGCTGTCATCACCAGCATTGCTGAGCACCACCAGCTGGCTGCCAGGCCTGGCGCTCAGGGTCGGACCCAGCGCGCTCAGCAGCTCCATGCTGTGCTTCAGAGCCTCATCAATGACTGCCAGGTCAAGTGACCTACCGCGTGCCCCATGACGATTAGGGGTAAGAGGCTCATAGGTAGACCCATTGTCTAGCCATATGCACTCATTGCCATTGAGTCTGCGCACCCTGGCCACGCGCTTAGCAATCTCAGGGCTATCCAGCATGAGGCTCACATGCTCATACCAGGCGCGGGCAGCGTTATTCCTATCCTGGCTGGTAAATCCCACATGCTGGCGCGGGTAGTCCAGGCACTGCTGTAGCACCCTGGCAGCTATCCATGCTGTCTTACCTGACTGCCGGGATACCTCAGCTCCACACTGCCGGTACCAGGGCAATCCAGTAGCAGGGTCTTCCTCTCCAAAGACCTCACTTAGCCGCGCCTGCCAGTCATGTGGCTCAAATCCCAGCTGCCTCATCCAGTAGCAGACACGCTCACCCCTGCTCACGCGCTCACTGCGGCGCGGGGTGGCTAAGCGGGGTGCAGGAGCAGTCACCAGACCCTGCTTAGCTTTGCTGCATCGCGGTCTATCCTGGTCTGCTTCTGCATGGCTGTACCTAATCTGCTGCCTTTGAGACTATTACACTCAAAGCAGCTAGGTATTAGTCTGCCTACCCACATGCGCCTATCTGGAAATGCACATAAGGGTGGATCGTGGTCTGCGGTATTAGCTGGCCTCATCCCACAGTGCTCACAGATAGGATTATTAGCTAGGAGCCTGGCGCGCTGCCTTTCATACAATCTGCTGTACCCGCGCTGTGTCTTTGAGGGCATATAAGGGCATAGTGCCATGGCCAGCTGGTCAGAGTCCAGAGCCAAAGGGGTGGTGGGTGATCGCTGGCCACT